TGTTGGATACAATTTGCGTCCCGAAGGTGATGTGAGGAATTACAATTACCTGGGTCTTCGGACAACTACAGGCAACGGAACGATGAGTTTGAATGCTTGCGGCGTGTGGTGGACTTGGGCAGAAGAGTTGCCTACACCGGATTGTCCATGGTTGCACACTTATTTTGCGTACAAACTGGATGCAGCAGGATTTAATCTTTGCGATCCGTTACAGTTTTCTCAGGGTTGTACTCGTTATACGCATGTGAAACAAGGTCCATCATGTGCCACGTTTGTGTTCCCTGATGCTCCTATTGGAAAAGCAGGTCCTGTGAGACGGCAGTATCCGTTGCTTCCATCCAGTTTTTTGCCCGGCGGATCTACTCCGCAAGCAACCCCAATTGTTGGTTCTGCAATTCAACCTGCAACCATTGAAGAGAGAGGAATTGGTGTATGGGAGATGATAATCATTCCTCCAAGGAAGATGAAGTCTATTTGGATTGAACAATGTGTTTCTCAATCAGGATGGGACAATTTGATTGACATGGGCTTTAAGCCCCGTCCCGCGCAGAAGGTTACCAAGATTTATTGCAGCAATGGAGGCATTGATTGTGATGATCTTCCGAATTTGGCTGCCATTCGAGGCATTACGTTGGCGCGCCAGCGCAATGCAGCACCAAATTTCGGTTCGAATCAGAACTTTAACATTTCAAATTTGAAATTCAAGAAGATGACCTACGTGGATACTGAGGATGTTTGTCAGTATACTGCGGTTGCAGATCCAGGTGCTGATACTGTTGTTGCTCAAGTTTATCCAGATGTTTCCGGCAGCAATGTGGCAGGTTTAGGTTTGTATGCGCAGCAGGGATATCCTTGTGTCCCGTTCGGTTCTGCGGTTGTTTTCAGGTTCAGGCAATATGCCCCTGTGCAGACGATCTATAACACTGATTTGAGTGTTGCTGCATACAATCAAACGTGCGTCAGGCAAACAATTCCTATGGATCTTTATTTGGATTCAGTGACAACGTTCAAGAACCCTGTGAAGGGAGCCTTTGACCTTGATCTGGCTTTCACCAGTCCTGACCTTCGTCCTACGTAATTCATTTGCCCATGGACTTACAATAAATTACTTCCGACCAGTCATTCGTTTGTAGTGTGCGTATAGCGATTTTCGGTCCCCGTATGCCCGTCTTGCGGATAATCGTTTGATAGCAGCAATGAGTGTTGAGGCAGGGGATGAGTACTTACCGTAGGCTTTGATGCCTCGGCCACGACCCTTGAAACCGAAGCCAGTGAGGGTCCGTTTGAATAGGGCCTTTCTGGCGTAGCGTTTGAAACCTTTCCGTAGTGGCATTGCAGATAATGTGAAAGAGACTGCATTCCGGCTTAAATACCAAAATTTTAGGTCCAGTCCAAGGGTCTGGCCACCAGGTACCTATATGCATAACGCTGGACTCTCCTCGAGTGTACACTTAGTCGAGTGGTACGCGGGTGTGATAGTTGATTCACAGAACCCGGTATACACAGTAGTTCGAACGCTGTTCGTGTCAAAAAAATTTTCCCTGCTAACATTACAGAAAAAATGGATGCCCAAAATTTAGGGGTACAAGGAAATTTCCCAGTCGTCGACAACAGTGCTAGGCCTTCAGGTTGGCAATGCCCTATCAAATTCGGTTCTCCCGAGGATTGGCTTCTGAGAAGATGCCTTGAGGGATACGGACAAGATGTGATCTTCGTGGCGCACTACCCTGCGACCACGCGTGAAAATCCTGTGCAGATTGACTAATAAAATGCAGGCAGCCGTGCCCGACATTGGGTGTTCACCCTGAACAACCCCAATTGTTTGGAGAACACTGGCTCTTTTCTTCCTGAGGATGCGGAGTACTATGTATTCGGACGCGAAGTCGGAGAAAGCGGAACACCCCATCTTCAAGGATACATATGTTTGAAAGAGAAAAAGGCTTTAGCCTGGATGAAAAAGCATATTCACCCACATTGTCATTGGGAAATTGCGAGGGGTACCCCTCAGCAGGCAGCAGATTACTGCAAGAAAGACGGAGATTTCGTTGAAGTTGGAGAGTTGCCCCAGTCAAACGGCAGCGCCGGAGGCGCAGGTAACAAAAGACGTTGGGTAGAGGCCTTCGAAAATGCTAAGTTAGGCAAATTTGATGAAATTGATCCACAGATTCGTATAATGTATCATCGGACTCTGAAACAGATCAACACAGACCACTTACTCGAACGCGCACCGCTTAGCGGAGATCTTGAAAATTTGTGGTATCATGGCCCCCCAGGCAGTGGCAAGAGCCGCCATGTGCGTGAGCAATACAGTGACATATACCTTAAGGCACTCAATCATTGGTGGGACGGATATAGAGGTGAAGATACTGTGCTCATTGAAGAATGGGAGCTTACAAGTGCAAAGTACCTCGGCCACCACCTCAAGATTTGGGCTGATAGGTACCCCTTCGCCCCAGAGATCAAAGGCTCCCACTTGCCTAAGCAGAGACCCAAGAGAATCGTCATTACCAGCAACTACAGTATTGATGAATGTTTCGGACCAGACGTCGACAGACAGCTCAACCTCGCAATCCACCGAAGGTTTCGGATGGTGGAATTCCCCTTGGGACAGCCCTTAGAAGACTTTAGTTAGAAGGGTTTAGGGTTTAATGGTGTAGAGTAAAGCGAAAAAAAACCTTTTGGCAAATGTGTCCACCGCTATCCCTAGGCAGTATTACCTAGGGATAGCGATAGACCGGACCGGTCTCGGCGGGGATTTAAAGGGGGCGCCGTCGAGCCCCCTTCCGCAAGAAAATGGACAAGTGGGTCACCGGGTTCAAACGTGAGCGCGCTGAAGGCGGCAATTCCTCGAGAGCTGAAAGGCTTGCCAAAGGCAATCGTTACGGAAAAGAAACCCACAAGCAGCGTTTTCCTACACATGTGAGGTTTTGCATGCGTTTGTTGACTTACACCACAAAGCAGACTATTAGTGGTGCCACTGGTGCTCCACAGGTACCGGCAACCAACACAGCCGCAACTGTTGGATACAATTTGCGTCCCGAAGGTGATGTGAGGAATTACAATTACCTGGGTCTTCGGACAACTAC